CGCGGGGGTGACATCGACGTTGTCGTCGCCCATGTAGTTCTTCAGCGAGAACTCATCGAGCGCCAGGTGCGCCCACGCGAGCGTCGAATCGAACTCGGTGAGGATCTTGCGGATGACCTTCAGCGACCAGTCCTTGATCGACTCGGTCGACTCCGTCGGGGTGATCGTCACCCCGTCCTCACCGACGTACCCGGAATCGTCCAGCCCCGTGAACACGAAGTCGTCGATGGTCTCCGGGATGGTGTCCGTCTCCGGCCCCGTCAGAATCGCGCCCGTGACCGCCTGGTCAGGGGCGCCGACGAAGACGTCCTTGCTCTTCACTGTCATCTCGATTGCCCCTTCCAGGCATGGTGAACACCGCCCGGTCGGACGGTGCGCGTAGGTGGGAACTCAGACCGTGACCCTGCGCAGGTCAACGGAGACGGTGGCGCTGTACCGGAATCGATCCGGGACGAGCGGGTTCGGCAGGTTGCCGGGCAGCGCGGCGACGCGCGCCCGGTAGATGGTGAGCGTGCCGAGCTTGCCGATCTTCGCGGCGCGCTCGACGCCGGCGAGCATGAGCGCGCACAGGTCGCGGGCGCGCTGTTCCTTCTGCGCGTACCCTTCGAGCACGAGAGTCGGCGAGTCGGTCACGAGATCACGCCCGGAGCCGCCAGTGCCGATCACACGGCCGAACTCGGGCGGCTTGGGGGTCGATGTCGGGAGTTTCGTCCCGAGCGTCTGTGCCGCCTTCGTGACCGCAGGGAAGCCGTTCGCGGCGAGCACGCTCGAGAGCTCGTCGAGGATCCCGACCTCACCGTCGGCGGGGATGAGAAGCTCCATGGTCACCTCCCGGCGTCGATGGCGAACGTCAGCGCGCGGTCTTCTGCCTCGGCCTTCATCGCCTCGACGGATGCCGTGCGCACGAACACGACCGCACGGTCGCGGTTGCGGGTGACGGAGACGTCGAACCCGTCGCCTGCGGCTTCGGCGATGCGCTTCCCACGGGAGGCGAGATCGGAACTGACATCAGCGGAGGCGAGCAGCGCGCGCACGCCGTCGCGGTTCACCTTGATGCGGACGCTCCCAGCCATCAGCCCTCCCACGCCTTCAGCAGCAGAATCGTGTGCGACGTCGTCGACGACGGGCCAGGCTGTCGCACCACTCCCCCGTCGATCTGGAACTTCTCACCGAACACGACGATCAGGTCATGGCGCTCAACGTCCGCGGCGAACGGTCCGCGCGCGGTCCACTGGATCAGCGCACCGTCGCGGTTCTGCGCGTCGGCGAGCGTGTTGCCGGCGTCCAGCGCCCACCCCGACAGCGCGTCAGCGACGACCGGGTCCGGGTAGGTGGCCTCGACGCCGCCGCGGCCGTCGTCGACCATGACGGCACGCTGACGCCCGAGAGCGTGTCGGGCGACGAGACCGCCGATCACGGCAACCACCCGAGCTTGTACGGCGCGAGACGGTCGTGATCGTCAGGCTGCAGCGCGCCCGAGGTGCGCGTGTACGTCACCGACACGCCACCCGCCTGCTCGCGGCTGATGCCGACCGGAGACCCCAATCCTCCGGCGGCGAGTTCAAGGGTCAGGGTTACGAGGTCCTCGGGGACTTCCGCGAACCCTGCCGTGAAAGTGACGGACCGGCGGCGGCCGCACAGCGACGTCCACCCGGTCTGCTTGTCGAACTCGACGGCGGCGACGTCAGCGACGATGCCGTCTACGGTGGCCGCGGTGATGGAGGTGATCTCCATCGCGGGCAGCCAGACGTGTTCCGCGAACGGTCCGACGCGCTCGAAGGTGAGCGCCTCGACAGTCGCGATGTGCCAGCCGCACGCGTCACGGATGCGACGGGTCGCGGCCTTGAGTTCCTTCTCGAGGAACGGGTGGGTGGCGGGGATGACGCCCTGCGAGCGCTGTTCCATCTCCTGCGCGGTAGCGAACGATGCGGTCTGCAGCGCCATCCCCGTCACCTCCCCTACTCGCTGGCGTCCGGGTCGGACGCGTCCTCGATGTTCGCTGCCGGTTTCGTGGACGCGGGCATCGACGGCTTCGCGGCTGTCTTGCTCGTGGCGGGCTTGGCCGCCTTGTTGCGCGGTGTGCGCGCCTTGTTCGCCGCCGGTTTCGTGGCCTTCTGCTCGGCGTCGATCGGCCGCGCGCCGACCCGCTTCGCCTCGGCCTCGGTGAGCTTCACCGTGGTGATGTGCTCGCCGCGGCGGCCGGTCTGGATCGTGTATCGCTTGAGGTTCATGTCCCCTTGCTCCCTTGTCTGGATGCGCTCGTCGACGGGGATCACCGTGGTGCGCGGTCCGCACGACCGGTGCGGTGCGTCACAGACCTTGCACTTGGCCACGGTGATCCCCTCTCGACTACGCGGTCAGGTCGATCTCGACGAACGCCGCCGGGCGGGTGATGCCGAACGCCTCGCGCTGCTCGCCGAGGATGGCGACCAGGTTGCGGATGAAGAAGTCCGCGTGGGAGTCGGTCGCGGTGATGGTCGCCTGCTCGCGGTCCCAGATGACGGCCTTGCGGTAGTCACCGGTGAGACCGACGCCGGCGGGCATCGCCTCGGACTCGACGACGGGGAGGCCGTGCAGCGTGGGAACCGCGCCCGCGAGCGCCTCGTTGTTCGGGTTCTTCGCGAGCCGGGCGAGCTGGATCTTCTCCCAGTCCTCCGGGTTGAAGATGTAGCCCGACGCGACAGAGCGGCCGCCGGTGCGGACCTTCGTCTTGGCCTTGAGCGTGGTCTCGAGCAGCGGGTCGAGACCCGCCACCGTCGCCGAGTACGCCTGCGCCTGGGTGCCGGAGGTGTTCAGGATGCCGGTGAAGTTCTCACCGGTGCCGTTGCCGTTGAGGATCTGGTCCTCTTCCTCCTCCGCCAGGTCGGCGCGCAGCTCGTCGTCGATCAGGCCGCGCAGCTGCTTCGCATCAGCGAGGCCCCGCTTGGTGGCCGGGATCCACTCGGCGATCGTCTTCACAGACGCCGTGACCTTCTCGAAGGTCATCGACCCCTCGGGCTTGTACCCGCCGCCAGCAGCCGGGACGAGCGCGCCCGCGGTGCCGGGCGCCGTCGGCGCGGCGGCCGTGGTGGCCTCCGGGACCGGCGCGGCGCTGTTCGGCTGCGTGAGCTGACGCACGTACTCGACCGTGTCGGACTCGGTCTGACGGACCGAAACGAGGTCGCGGATCGTGAGCGGGCGACGGCCGAGGCCCTCGTAGATCCCGGTCTGGTCCGTGTTCACGAACGCGCCGGCGGACGAGTCCGCAGCACCCGTGACGAGGGCCTTCACGCCGAAGGGCGACGACTGCACGCGCGCCTTCTCGTTGATGTGCCCGCCGCCGAACTGGGACATCAGCCCCTTGTACTCAGCGGACTCGACGAACATCTGACCGATGGTCTTGAACTTCGTCGGCTGAGAGAAGCCGCTCGGCGTCTTCTTCTCGCCATCGTGGGTGCGCTCGAGGCCGAGGTCGAAGCCGATCGCGTCGAGGCGTGCCTTGACGTCCGCGGACTCCTTGCCCTTCTCGAACTGGACCTTCAGATCCTGATAGGTCTTCAGGTGCTGTGTGACGGCCGCGAGGTCGTCACCGACGATGTCGCCATCGCCGTACTTCAGGGAGATGTCGCGCGCAGCCTTGAGCTCCGTGCGCATCTGCTCTTCGAGAGTCGTCGACATGACGTCTCTCCTTTCCTCCCCGCAGGGACTAGATGGATTCGATCTCGGATTCGAGATCAATGAGCTGACGGGCGCGGGCGGACGACATGCGCGTGGGCTCGTCGTTCGCCTTGGCCCCGGAGGGCTCTTCGGCGGACTTGGCCGGTTCGCTGACGGCAGCCTTGCTGTCCTCGTCGGGTTCGAGAGAAGCCAGCACGCGCCCGATGGACTCGTGCGCGGTGCGGAGCTCGCTCTCGTTCTTGGCCGAAATGACTCGGCCAGCCTTGACCTCAGCGGCGATCCGGTCGGCGTGGTGCGCCGCCGACTTCACGCTGAGAAGTTCGGTCTCCTGGTTCGCACCGATGGGCGTCGGGCCGACCTCGTAGAGCTTCAGCTTCGTGAGCTCCCAGACCGAGTCGGCGTCGTCGGCGCTCTTCACGATCGTGTACGCCTCGATGTCGTACGCAAACGAGAACTGCGTCACCCGGCGACCTTTGAGCAGGCGGTACACCTGCTGCGCCTTCGGCCCTTCGAGGTCGATCTGAGCCTTCACCCAGAGCCCCTCGTCGGTCTCCTTCGCCTCGAGCACGTGCCCGATGTTGAAGTCTGGGTCGTCCATCCGGTGCGACCAGTAGACCGGGATCGGGTCGCCCGAGGCTTCCCACTCGGCGAGGGTGTCGGCGAACGCGCCCTTGACGACGCGGTCACCGTAGCTATCCACGTTGCCGAACACGGACACGATCGCCTCGAAGACCCCATCATCGAGGTTGTCCTCGACACCGACAGCCTTCACCCGCACATCGCATGCCTTGGTGAACATCGCTCCTCCTACTCGAAGTTGATCTGGACGTCGCAGGAACAGCCCGCGACCTCGTCGACGTCCAGCGCCGAGCTGTCGCCCGGCCACTTCGCGCCATTGCTGAACACGGAATCGATGGGAACCGTCTCCCCTGACATCTGGGAATGCGAGGGACGCGGGTTGCCGGACGTGACGATCCACGTCTTCGTCGCGCTTCGACTGCCACGCACCTGCTGCACAGCCTCGACCGACGCGAACCCTGCCAGGGATGTCGCCAGAGTCTGGCCGCCCTGCTGTGCACGCGCGGACTTCGCGACATCGAAGACCCGGCCGACAGCATCGGGACCGTCGTCCGAGTCGAGCGCGGCGAGGATCGCAGCCTCGGTGGCCGCGTTGATGCTCTTCGCATTCGACGTCGACACAGTCCGCATCCACGCCATCGTTCGATCGACGTCATACTCGTCCGGATCGACTCCGAGCTGTTCGAGCTGCTTGCGCGCGACGTCGACGGTGATGGATGACGACAGCGCGAGCAGAGTGTCGCCGAGCTCGCGATCCCATCGCGCACCGTCCCACCATTCCGCAGCCTTCGCGCCCAGTGCGGAACGCACCGAGCGCTCCTGCCGGGTGAAGAACTCCGTCAGCACCTGAGCCGCCTTCGCGACCTGCGGTGCCGTCGGCCGGCCCTTCTCCCGCGGGACGGGACGCACCCAGCGCCCGGCCTTCAGATCGTCCACCGCCTCCTGGTCCACGTTCTCCGGCTCCTGCGGACGCTGCACCGTGACGGGCAGCAGCCCCAGGTGCTTGACTGGGTCCAGCCCGACGGCGAGCAGCGCCGCCTCCGGGTCGAAACCGGAACGGATGAGCGTCGACGCCGCACCGACCAGCTTCACGATGTCGTCCGGTGTGAGCACGTCGGACGTCTCAGCGTCCAGCACAGGCAGCTCTCCGCCGCCCGAGCCCGCCGCGACCTGGCCCGACGGCGACGCGAGCCCGCCGATGAGCACGTTCAGCGGCACGACGAGTTCGTCGGTCCCCTCGATGTAGGGCAGGTTCATGCGAGCGCGCGCCTCGGCACGGCTGAGGAACGGCGCCCCGACCGAGCTCTGCAGCTGCTGCACCTGCTCCTCGAACGAGCCGCGGAGCTTCTCAAGCATGTTGAACTCGACGTACAGCTCGTCCGCATCATCCGGATAGCTGGCGCGGAGGATCTGCAGAACGATCTCCTGCTGCACCTCCTGGAGAATCGGGCCGAGCGTGTCCTGGTACAGCATCTTGTGCTGCTCCGTGATGTTCCCGAACGTCGCGTGATCGAGGATTCCGACCATCGGCGGCGGGATGAAGTACGCCGCGGCGGCCTCCTCGCGA